AAGAGTGTTAACGGCACACGTTTTAACTTATGGAAATGGATATGCAGAAATCGAGAGAAATATAAATAATGAGATAATAGGCTTATGGATTTTACCCCCTGATAAGGTTAAGCCAATAGTGCAAGAGGGAATGTTATATTATGAAGTTCGCACAACCGATAGCACCTATACACTCTTGCCCGAAGAGGTTATACACCTTAAAGGCCTAGGCTTTGACGGCATAAAAGGATATAGCGTTATACAGTATGCGGCACAGACATTAGGAATAGCATTAGCGGCAGAAAAAACAGCAGGTGCTTTATTTGGTAATGGATGTATAACACACGGACATTTAGAACACCCTGCTAACTTATCAGATAGAGCGGCAAAGAATATAAGGGACAGTCACTTAGATTATCACCAAGGCGCAAGTAAAGCATATAAAGTGCCGATTTATGAAGAGGGTATGAAGTGGGTAGCAGATACTATTCCACCAGAGCAAGCACAATTTTTACAGACACGGGCATTTAACACAACAGAAATATGTAGGTTCTTTAGAGTAAGCCCTATAAAAGTTGGGGACTATTCGCACGCGACTTTCTCTAACGTAGAGCAGCTTAGCATTGATTATGTCGGCGATACTTTAATAACGTGGTTTAGGTGTTGGGAACAAGAAGTGTGGTATAAGCTCTTTAACCAAGAAGAAAGAGAGCAGGGATATTTTGCAGAGCACGTTATAGAGGGATTACTAAGGGGGGATATGTTAGCACGTTATCAAGGGTATGCAATCGGCAGACAGTGGGGCTGGTTTTCTGTCAATATGATTTTGCAAAAGGAAAATATGAATACTATAGGAGAGGCAGGAGATATACACTTATCGCCTCTAAATATGGTTGATGTTAATACTTTAGGCTCTACTCCTATGCCCGATGCAACACAATCTAAAATGCTTAGTAAAGATATAGCGGAAAGACTGGGCAGAGCCGAACTAACACAACTCGAAAAGCAGCTTACTAGAGAGGACTACAAAGAAGAGCTATTCTTAGAATGGGCAGAGAAGTTTTACTCAAAGCATAATGAATATGTTTCAAAAACTCTATCTGTGCTGAGTAATGGTATAGACCCTACAGCATTTACTATGCAGGCACAAATATTTTCGGCAGAAAATAAAAGAGGGTTTTTTGAAAAAGTTAAGTATGAATATATAAGCACATTACAGGAAAAGATAAATGAACTTTTTAACAAATAACTTATGGGCAATTAGTCCAGACTATATAGAGAGGCTTACTGCGATGCTCTCTAAAGATATTGAACTAATAGCGAAAGAAGCAAAGGCAGGGACTACTTATAGCAAGGCTGAGACTGTAGCTCTGTTGTCTTTGAATGGAACTATATTCCAGAAAGAAAATGTGTGGACTCAATACGGATATGGGACAAGCACAGAAACTTTTCAAAGGTGGTTTGATAGTGCATTAGCTGATAATTCTGTAAGTAGAATTGTTATAGATGTTAATTCACCTGGCGGCAGTGTCTACGGAGTGAAGGAATTAAGCGATCACATATACAACAACAGAGGCATTAAGCCTATAGTTGCAGTGGCTAATAGTGTTATGTGTTCGGCAGCTTATCACATAGGCAGTGCGGCAGACAGAGTATATGCTACTGTTGGGGGCGATGTAGGTTCTGTAGGAGTCTACGCTATCCATACCGATGTTTCAGAATTTGAAACTAAAGCAGGAATAAAAACAACAATCATAGCTAAGCCAAGTCAAAAGATATTAGGCAATAGCTTCGAGCCTCTATCAGAAGAGGCAAAGGCCTATATACAAAAATCTGTTGATGATAGCTATGAGATGTTTGTTAGCACAGTAGCAAGAAACAGAGGCACTACTAAAAGCAATGTCATAAATAACTATGGTTCTGGAAAGACACTCATAGCAAAAGATGCACTTGAAGCAGGAATGATAGACGGCATTAAGACCTTAGAGCAGGTATTAGATATTAAGAAGTTTAAGAGTCTGAGCAAAAGTAAAGCTCAGGCAGAATTAACGGTGTTAAAGTGTAAAGCTCTTTAATGCTTTAGGCTTTATTACTATAGACTCGGTAGAGCTATAGGATAAATACAAAAGCACGAGAGTAGAGCACAGAAGCATATATAGTAAATATTAACATTAAAAAAATGCACCATAAATGGGGGACGTAGAATAAGTGATGTAGTTATTCCCATAAGTGCGGAGGAATAACATTATGTTATCAATAGAAAAGTTAAATGTAAAAAAAGCACAATTGCTTTCAAAGATGGAAGAGATTACAGAAAGTGTGGAAGACGTTCTTACAGAAGAGCAAGAAGCACAATTTGATAGTCTAAAGAGTGAGTTCGATAGTGTCGTAAAAAGTATCGACAAGGCAGAGCAACTGGAAAAGGCAAGACAGGATAATGATGCACAGGCTAAAAGACCTGCTCCTGCTCGTGAAAGAATTGTGCCTTTGAATTTGGAAGAAAGAACACCAAGCAGCGACAGTAAAATTAAGCTTCCTGCGGAAGTAAGAAAGAATTATAACCTTAAGGCTTTCACTGGCGAAGACGGTAGTGAAAAAGCATACTCTTTTGGGATGTATGTAAAAGCTTGTAATGGGGATTTTGAAGCAAGCAGGTGGTGCTATGATCACGGTATTAGTGTTAAGAAATTTGAGACCGCACATAACAGCACGACAGATTCTCAAGGCGGATATTTGGTCCCGATTATTTATAGCGACATTATGGCAAGTATTACTTATAACTACGGGGTAGCACGCAAAGAGTGTAATGTAATTCAACTCGGAAGTGATACTTTTAGTCGTCCAAAAGATTTAACAAGTCTCACTGCTTATTGTGTTACAGAAAGTGCGGCAGGCACAGAGTCTAACGGAACATACGGGCAGATTAACCTAAGTGTTAAAGATTGGGTAGTGCTTACACGTATGACTAGGCAACTAAGCCAAGACTCTCTTATTTCGGTAGCAGACAATTTGATGGATAAAATTGGAAGAGCTTTTGCATACACCGAAGATTACTGTTTATTCTTTGGCGATGGCACTTCAACTTATGGAAGTATCACAGGCCTAGAGTCTAGACTTAATACTGAATATGGGGTTTTAGACGGTAAGGCACAAGTAGTTACTACCTCTACTACTCTTGCTAATTTAAGAACAGTTATTAGCAAGGTTCCTGCTTCTATGAGAAGTGGAAGCAAGTGGTTCGTTAGTCCTGTAGTGTTTGATCAAACGTTTGCAACCTTGGCAGAAGCTCAAGGCGGGAACACTACAACTCATATAATTAACGGTGTTCCTACCACGATGTTTATGGGGTATCCAGTTGTTCTAGTTGACATTATGCCTGCTTCTACTACTGACAATCCTATCGATCCAAGCACTAATGCGGTTATTGCTTATTTCGGTAATATGAAAGCAGCAGTAGATTTTGGGGACAGACAGCAAAATATGATCGACTTCTCTGATAGTGCTGTTATCGGGGGAGAGTCTGTTTTCGAACGCGGCCAAATCGCCGTAAGAGGCACAGAGCGTTTTGCCATGTCCGTCCATTCATACGGACAAGATGACGAGCTTACACCTATCGTAGGTTTGTTAGCTTCTTAGAATTAAGATTGCAGGTGAAAGCCTGCGGTTTTTGTCTCTCTGTTTGGCAGGGGGTTTTATACCCCCTGCCTTATAGGGGGGACTAAGGTTAATTTAATGAGAGGCTAACTATGCATTATACCTACCCTACAAATTATATAGTAAGCACTGCCCCTACTACTGAACCTGTTTCTTTGGCAGAAGCTAAAGAGCATTTACGTATAACCGACACTGCCGAAGATACTCTAATCACTGCTCTTATAACAGCAGCTAGACAGTGGTGCGAGCAATGGGAGAGACGAGCTTATATAGAGCAGAGCATAACCGCACATTATGACAGCTTTGGTTCTTATATGCTTTTGCCTGTTAATCCTGTGATTAGTATAACAAGCATTACTTATATAGATGTAAATGGAATTACTCAGACCTTAGACAGCAGCTTATATTCTTTAGACTCTTATTCTTGTCCTGCTATTATTTATCCTACTTACAATGCTTCTTTACCAAGTGTGAGAGACGATGTAAATACTATCACTGTAATTTATACAGCAGGTTATAGCACTCAGACGGAAAGAGTTAAGGCAGCAATTAAACTTTTAGTAGCTCATTTATATGAGAATAGAGAGCAGGTTATAACAGGAATAATAGCAACACAATTGCCATTAGGCATAAAGCATTTACTCTGTGAGAGAGTTTATTACTAAAATGAATATAGGACAACTTAAGCATTATGTAGCATTACAAAATTACTCCACAACAAAGAACAGTTTCGGAGAGACACTAAAGGTATGGACTACTTATGCTAATGTTTGGGCACAAATACAAGACACTAATGCAAACACAAAAAATGCGGCAGAAAAAGAAGAGGCAGAAACAAGCCACAAAATAAGAGTTAGATATAACGGCACTATCTCAGAACAAGATAGAGTAGTATATGGGGAAAGAACTTTCGAGATAACGGGAGTTATTAACGATGATACTAGAAAGACATATCAACTCTTAATATGTAAAAGCATTTACCCTGAAAGCTCTGAAACAAAAGTAATAAACGCAGTAGGACACTTAAGCGAGCTTTGCGATTATGTAGAAGAGGCTGAGGGTTATGTTTTCTTAGATGTTGATAACTGGCTTTTATACACTCGCAATTCTGAAACATACGATCCAAGTGCGGCAGGAGATTGCACAAGTTTATTTACGGCAAGAGGTTCTTACACTCCCTCTACTGCTTTAGCATTTACCAGCACTATCTACTATGATGGTAGTTGGGACGGTGAAGAGATACCACTAATCCGAAGTGAAAGAAACTTAACCATAACAAAAGTGGTAG